TCCGATGAAGCTGAGACTGAGCCAACGAAAGAAGGGGAGTTAAAGAGCCATTGGGAAAGCTCCCATAGCCCTTTCGGATTTATCTGGCAAATAGCCAGCGCTACGGGATGGAGCGTGGACTACATTCTGAATGGCGTAAATTTTCAGACACTTATCATGATGCTGAGTGATGCACCACGTTATGTTGATAGCCGTGAACAGAAGAAAGATCAGACTGAAGAGGAGGAAGCTGAGGATATAGTAGGCTTTTTTCAAAGTAATTTAAACCAATAAGACAATGAAACCAGTAGAGATAGAATTCCTTATGCGTGATAACCTCACGGCAGGACTTGACAAAAGCAAGATGAGTGTTGAGCAGCTCTTAGGAGCAGCTCGACGTGCTTCGCTCTTTATCAATGCTAAGATCAACGACCAGCATAAGGTAATTGATAGTGTCAATACTGACCTTGACCGTATGCAGCGTAAGTTGCAGACTATGAAACCAGGGACAGGACAACAAGAACTGCTTACGGAAATTAGTGCTTGCAAGAAAGTACTTGCCGAAGAGATGGGTGTGCTTGAGGGGTTGGAAAAAGAATATCAGCAGGCACGGCAGGGCGTCAGTCAATTGGAGCAGGAATATAAGAAAATATCTGTATCAGAAGAGCAAGCAGCAGCTGCCAGCAAATCGCTCACCGAAAAGATAGCTGAGCAGAAGAGTGTCATCAAGCAGGTGGAGGCTGACGTGAAGGCTCTACAGAAAGCTTATGAGTCCGCAGCACCTGGCAAAGCACAAAATGAAGTAGCAGCCGATTTGAATGCAGCCAAACAAGCCTTAGAAGAAGAAAAGGGAATTCTAAATAGCCTGACAGAAGCACAGGATCGCAACAAGGAAAGCAATCAACGATTGTCGCGTCAACTACGTGAGCTGCAAAACGACATGGCACGTATGCGTCTGAACGGCGAGCAGAATACCGAAGAGTACCAGAAGATGGCACAAAAGGCAGCTGAGCTCTCCGACACCTTAGGAGACTTGCGTGCACAGACAAGTATTCTCGCTAATGACGATGCGAACCTTCAGGGCTTCATCTCGGGAGTTAATGGTCTGTCTGGTGCATTCACCACAGCTACAGGTGTAATGTCGTTATTCGCATCAGAGAACGAGAATCTCGCAAAGATACAAGCTCGCGTGCAGAGTGTCATGGCTATCACCATGGGCTTGCAGCAGGTGTTTAATACTCTTAACAAGGATAGTGCCTTCCGCCTTGTAACGCTTACAAAAGCAAAGGAGTTCCTTACAGCTGCTAATTATCGGCTTGCAACATCGTTAGGTATATCTAATGCTGCTGCAACTGCACTTATGGCAACTCTTACTCTTGGATTATCTGTAGTTATTACAGGTGTAATTGTAGCTTGGAATAAACTTTCAGATGCTCAGGAAGAAGCTGCGAAGAAAGCCCAGGAACGTGTAGAAATTGAATCTCAGGGCAGAGCCGAGATGATTAAGACTCGATTCGAAATTGATACTATCCGTGAGAGTCTCAGGAATTTCAGTGGTACGAAGGAAGAAGAAAAGCAGAAGTGCGAGGAAATGAACCGTAAGTACGGTGAAGCCTTCGGATATTATGACTCTGTAGCAAAGTGGTATGATGTTCTGACACAAAAAGCAGAACAATATATACAGATGCTCTTTCTGCAAGCTAAGGCGCAGGCACTGGTGAATAAGGCTGTAGAAGCTGACGAAAAATTAGCTAAACACAAAGCCACTAACCCAGATAATGCAGATACATCTATGGGGTGGTTTAAGAAGGCCTTATTGAGTTTTGGTTCTGCTACATCTAATGGAATCATTGATTCTCGTAAGATTATAAAAGATAGTAACAAGAAGGCCCATGATAAACGGACCAAAGAATTAGAGGCTGAGCGCGACAATAATCTAAAGAACGCAGCTGATTTAACAAAGCAAGCTGCAAATATTGGAAAGAAGAATAATATTGGTGGGCATGCAGCACCTACAAAAAACAAAAAGAAAAAAAAGAAAAAAAAGAAAAAGAAAGACGGGACAAAAGAAGCTGAACAGCTTGCCAAGGAACTTCTTGCATTACAAAGAAAGAACCGCCAGGAGGAGATAGACCTTATTAAGGAAGGTTCTGACAAGAAAAGAAAGCAGATAAAAGAGAATTACGACAATGAACTTGCTGATTTGAAAGTACAGGAGAATAAATGGCGTAAGGCGCAAAAGGGTAAACTGACTAAAGCACAGGAAGATGCACTTACAGAATCTCGCAATCTTGCCACACAGAAAAAGCAGCATAACGAAGATGAGATAAATAAAGAAGAGCAAAAGAAACGCTTAGAGCAGCAGAGAAATGAAGTGCAGGCTATGAGTGAATATCTCAAGACTTATGGCTCTTTTCAGCAGCAAAAGCTTGCGATTGCTGAAGATTATGCCCAACAGATAGCGGATATAGATGCTTCGGAAGTGAGCGAGACAACAAAGAAGTGGCAGAAAGCAAAGCTTCAGAAGGAATATCAAGAACGCCAGGCAAGTATGTCGTTCGAGGAAATCAGCCGTGGTATCGACTGGAATGCGCTCTTCAGCGGTGTAGGCAATTTGACCAAGGAGATGATGCAACCGATGATGGAGCAGCTGCGTGCCTACACAGAAACTGACGACTATAGGAACGCTTCAGCAGATACACAACAGAAAGTGACGGAGCTAATTCAGCAGATGAGACAGTATATCGGTACTGACCAGAGTGCGACATGGCAGAAGTTGGACGAAGCCATCAAGCGATTTGCTGATAGCGTGGCTGTATACGACCAAGCTAAGAAAGATGAAGCTGCTGCCGTTGCTGCCGTGGAAGCAGGAAAGGTAGGACTCCGTGAAGGGAGAATCAGTAAGGAAAGATACGATGAACTTGAAGCACGTGCTGAAGAGCTGGGGAGGGCAACAGTACAAGCACGCGAGGATATGGACTCCTTCGGCAAAGCATTAAATAGGACATCTGAAGAAGTTGCTAACTTTACGTCTGGATTAACAACGGCTCTCAATAACGCTAAGGCATGGCAGGGTGTAGATGGATACGGAGGCGTACAGCAGTCAGTAGGACAGGTTGATGCACTCAAAGGTACGCTTGATTCTATTCTTCCAACCATGGGAGACGGCATAGCAAAGAGTGTTGGCAGTGCTGTGTCAGGAGCAATGGGAAATGCGTTGTCCTCTCTTGGTGGCACGATGTCGGGCATTCTATCAAGTGGCATAGGAAGTATGGTTGGCATTATTGCACAAATACCCAGAATGATACTTGACCTTGCCAATAGTATCAAAAGCTTTGTTACTGGTGTTCTGAACTCACTGACGGAACTTATATCTTTGCGCTGGATAGACGATCTTGTAAATAGCATCTTGGAAGCTATCGGTAATCTTATCAATGCTATTTTTGACTTGCCAGAGAATTTATTTAAGGTACTTGAGTCTATTATAGTAAAAGGTATTGGAGGTTTGTTGGATACTGTTGTCGGACGTATCGGTAACGTTCTTTCCTTCGGACTGCTCAGTCATAAAGGTCCCAGCAGCTGGTTTACTAACAGTAACGAGGAGGAAGTGGCAAAATCAATTGATCGCCTGACAAAACGTAACGAACTCCTGGAGCAGGCAATTGAGGACCTAACGGACGAGATGAAGACGGCACGAGGTGCTACGGCTATTCGCATATCACGAGATGCAGAGAAGTTACAGAAAGAGACTAACGATAATTACAAACGTATTGCACAGGAACAGGCAGGCTATCACTCGGCACATCATAGTTTCAACGCCTACTGGAAAGGGTTTAGTCAGGAGCAAATAAATCGTTTCAGCTCTCAAATAGGCAGAAAATGGGACGGCAACTTGTGGAATCTCACTCCCGAAGAGATGAAGATGTTACGTTCTAATGTTGATATGTGGAAACAGTTGCAGGATACTGGCAAAGGCGGATACGGTGGTCGCGTAGCTGATAAACTTAATGACTACATCGCACAAGCCGGCAAGTTGAAAGAAATAACAGATGCTCTCTATGAGAACCTGACTACAACAACGAGGCAGAATGTCTTTGACGACTTCCTCAGTTCACTTTATGCTCTCGCCAGTGGATCGAAAGATGTTTTCAAAGAGATAGAAGAGAACTGGCAGACGATGGTAAACAAGATGGCTGTGAACAACCTCGTGGGTGCTAAGTTTCAAAAGAACCTGGAGAAATGGTACGAAAGTCTTGCAAAACTTAATGAGGAGCGTGTTGATGGAAAGATAACTGATGCTGAATTCCGCAAGCGCCTCGATGCGCTGAAAGAACAATACGAAAGTTATGTCAATAGTGCGAAGAATGACATAGAACAGTTACGTAATGAAGGTATTATTAAGGAGACAGACAAAGGAACAACTCAACAAGGCAAGAGTGGCGCCTTCACGGCAATGAGTCAAGACCAGGCAACAAAGCTCGAGGGACTGTTTGTCAGTGGGCAGATGCATTGGGCAAGCATTGACGATCGTGTGGAAGATGTTGCTAAGCGTATGAGTGCAGCGCAGGAGCATCTCCGCAAGATTGAAGAGAACACAGGCAACAGTGCTGCCTCACTGAAGGAGATAGGTGCTGATGTAAAGAAGATGATAAGGGACGGAGTAAAAGTTAGATAGTATGACGAAGATATTAGAAGGACAGGTGCTTATCAATGGCACTGATATATATAAGGAGTATGGCGTGTTTCTCACAGAAGAGAAGAAAGGTGGACGAGACAATCTCAATGCTATCCTGACACCAAGCAAGGCAAAGGACTACGTAGGTGTAGATATTCGTGAGCGCAATGGAAAGAAGTATTCTAAGCGCCTTACGCCTGCTAATGCTGAACGCGACGTAACGCTACACTTTGCACAGTATGCACCTACACGTCAGCAGTGGCTTGAGAAATACATGTCTTTTATCCGTTTCCTGAAGACGGGTAACGATGGCTGGCTGACAATAACATTCACGGCACTGAACCTTTCGATAAAAGTGTTCTATCTTGACAGCAGCACTTATCGTTCGCTGACGTATCTATGGACCGAAGGCGTACAGGCAAGCAGCTACAAGGTGAAGTTCCGCGAACCAGAACCAATTATATAGTATTTAAACACCATTTAAACGATATAAAAATGCTTCTAACACTATTTGATAGCAACGGACAAATAAAAGCTACGTTCTCGCCGAACGACAGCAGCACACAGGATAAGGAAATACAAGGCGACAATCTGCTGAAGCTCTCCTTTACCTTATATGAGTGTATCACCATCGACGTGAACGACTATCTCGACTATGATGGTGAACGCTACTGGGCTACGGAGAAGTACACGCCAGCGCAGAGGAGCACTATAGAATGGGAATACTCTTTTCAGCTACGTGGCATAGAGAGTCTGATAACTCGCTTCTTAGTATTGAACAATACCGATGGAGAGAACGAAGCTGTGTTCGCTCTAACAGCACGCCCTATTGACCACATGCGCCTTATTGTGAAGAATATCAATGCAGGTATGGACGGACTGCAGAACTTCAAGGTGGGTATTGTAGAGGGTACAGATAACGTGGTAATAGACTATACTGGTAAATATTGCCAGGAGGCACTGAAGGAACTTGCCGACGCTGTACATACAGAATGGTGGTTTGACGGTCAGACACTAAACCTCTGTAGGTGTGAGCATGGCGAAGAGGTTACGCTGAGTTACGACAATGGCCTTATATCGCTCGACAGAGATTTAGCCGATAATGTAAAGTTCTACACTCGGTTGTTCCCGATAGGTAGCTCACGCAATATAGATCCAGAAAAGTACCATCACTCACGGCTAATGCTACCAGGTGGCGCAAAGTATGTTGATGTGAATGTAGAGAAGTACGGCATTATTCACCATTACGAGCAGACTGCCTTCTCTAATATATACCCACGTCGCACGGGCACTATCAGCGAGGTACGACACGAAGAAGTAAAGGATAAGGACGGTAAGCCTTTCACCATCTACTACTTCAAAGATAAGGACCTGCCGTTCAATCCGAACGACTATGAGATAGGCGGACTTGTAAAGCGTGTGTCGTTTCAAGAAGGCAGCGAATTGGCTGGACTTGGTACTGACACGGAGCATTACTTTGAAGTGAACTACCATAGCGATACTAAGGAATTTGAGATTATCACGATTTGGCCCTATAACGACGGTACTCAACTGCCAGGTGGTAAACTCGTGCCAAAGGTTGGCGACAAATACATACTTTGGAACCTGCGCATGCCTGACGAATATTACAGAATAGCAGAGAAAGAGTTTCTGACAGCTGTTGAGAAGTACAATAAGGAGCACGCCTTGGACGTATCGCGCTATAAAGCCCCGACAGACCATGTATGGATGGAAGACACAAGTACCGACCTGTTCATCGGCAGACGTGTCCTGCTGGAGAGCAATGAATACTTCCACGATATGGGCTTCCGCAAGAGTCGTATCACACGCCTTAGTCGGCAGGTGAACCTGCCTGGTAAGATGAACCTTGAGATAAGTGATGCGCTATCAACGGGGATGATGCAGAAGGTGGACGACTCCATCAAGGATGTAAAGAAGTACACGGGAACCTTAGTGGGAGCACTGAATGTTCCAGACATCATACAGAGCGGAGACACAACGATGCCTGCTGATACGAATATCTTTTCTGCACGCCGCTCGCAGAAGGAATTCATCAGCAAGAATTCAGCTGATATTGCGCAGGGGTTAATTACCTTTTTGATGGGTATAGGATTCAAGGACGGCGCGGGCATAGACGGTTTTGGCAACGCCATATTGAAAGCTATCCGAACACTCGGTTTTGAAAAGACGATAAACGGCTTTGGCGTATGGCTCGATGAGAACGGGCGTGCCCACGGGCAAATAGACTATTTGGAGGTGATTGGCAAGGCTGTCTTCCGCAGCCTTCAGATAGACGAGTACAAGCACATCGGCGGCAATATCGTGCTTTCAGGTGCAAATGCCATAATAGAAAAGGTTGTGCCTGTAACGGGTGGCTGGAAGTGCTACCTCCACACGGACGACGGCGACAAGGCTATCACCAACGACTGGTTGCCGGGCGACCAAGCACTGTGCCAAACCTTCAATATAAGAGCAGGTGTTTATGAGAGCGTCAGCAATACGTATTACTGGCGTTGTGTGTCGGAGGTTGGACAAAAGACGGCAAACGAAGAAGCGTATATCGTTATCACCGCAGCCGAAGCCTATTGCGACAAAAACGTTAAAAATGACGTACCAAAGGCAGGCGACAATGTGGTGCTTTGTGGGCATAACACATTGTGGGATATTGCCCATGGTGTAGACCCGCTGCTGTATCGCAACCGCATGAATGTTACGATGATTACCACCTCCAAGGAGGAGGGCGGAACTATCGAAGTGTACCGCAATATCCATGACTTTTCGCTAAACAAAGGTAACGCAATATTTCATTTGTCCAGCGACAAAATCTATATGAATAGCCGCCACTTCGAGTGGGTAAGCTCCGATGGCGAGCGCATTCCGAATATCCTTTACCGCGGCGACTGGGTGGAGGGCACGGTGGCTGCCAAATATGAAGCGTGGTATCACGCTGGGGGCACGTGGCTTTCGCTCGTCGATGATAATGCCGACGAACCAACGGAGCATTCGCCGAAGTGGAAGCAGTATGCAGCTAAAGGAAAAGACGGCGGCACAGGGCTGCGCGTCGAGGGTTTTTCTTCTGCTGGCAGCGCAGCCTATACGGAAGGACAGACGGCGTGGGAAGCCACCTTCGAAGTCCACGTGTGGGAAAACGACGTGGAAATAACAAGCAAGATGCCTTCTACGCGCTTTGTATGGGAGCGTGTAAGCGAATACGAAGCAGGCGACGCGGCGTGGAAAGGCAGGCATAGCAACGATGGCTACAAAATAAAAGTTACCTACGACGACTTGATGGGCGACACTTCTTTTTTGTGTAAATTCCTTAATTCGTCCGGACAAAAAGTTTTGAAAAATATAACATTTTAAAAAATAAAGAACAATGGCAGAAATTTTAGCACAGAAAACATTTACGGTAAAAAAGTTGGTGAATGGTAAGACCCTTACCTTCGTCCTCAAAACGGATAAGGCTCTCACGCAGATTTTTTCGCGTGATAGCAAGACGTATGCGCCCAACTATGCGGCATCACCGCTTACATTGACACCGCTATTGCTGGTGAGTGGAAAAAGCGGCGACCAAACGGCGCATCTTAGCGATTTGAATTGGCGGGTAATCAAGCAAGATGGCTCGGCAGCTACACAGGCACTGACGGCAGGCACTGGGCTTGCCAAGAAGTTGGCAGCCAACCTCACCGATTGCACAGGCTTGAAGATAACTTGCGAGGCTACCTACACCGACCCTGTGTCAAAGGCAGCTGCACAAGTGGTTGCGTCGGTGGAAGTAACAAAGGTGGAGAATGCCGGCGCAAATATTCTTGCCAGCCTCTACATGCCGGACGGCGATACTTTCGACAATGCTGGGAAGTCGCTGAAAATACACTGTGATTTGATGCGTGGCGGCGACATCGACACATCTAACGTATCTTACATGTGGTATCAGCTACGCAACGGCGTGTGGGTAAAACTCGAAACCGCCAATGCTAACGGCATCAGCGGAATAAATACCAACGAAATAACAGTACCAGCCTC